TGGGGACGGAAGGAGAGTGCTGGACATGGGGGAGACGATGGCTGCGGTGCCGGATAGAGACACCTTAACCGAGATATTGAAAAGACGACGGCGCTTCCAGCGGGCGTTCAGGCGGCAGTATTGGTTTACGGAACCAAGAAGGAGAAGGCAAATGCGCCGGCTTGTTGCGCATTATGAAAGAAAAGGATTAGAACGCTGTGCAGATGGTTTTGTAGATTGGTGGCTATTGCCGCCGTTTTGAGGAGACGACATGAACGAGAAAGAAATCAAAAAGCGAATTTTTGGGGAACGCCGGCCGCCGCATTGGATAGAAGCAAACTCAAGACCAAAATCTTTCATGTGGAAGTGTAGTAGGTGTGGAAGTGTTGCATACGATATGCCAATGTGTGGTAAGAAACATTACAAAAAGATTTGTATGCTTCGGTATTGCCCACATTGTGGCGTAATGATGGATTTAAGTGATGAGGTGACAGAATGAACAGAATAGACTGGATTAAAGCAAAAGCATTATTATTGCCGCTGAAACATGAATACAAAGAAAACTTTGGACTTGGGCTTATGACAGAAAAGGTGATGCTGGTTATTATTTCGGTGCTACTGGCATTAGTAGAAGAAAAGATTCAAGAGAGGTAGAAAATGGACGGATGGGAAGTTGCAAAGTACCTAATTGATACTGTTTACGGAAAGTGGTATATCACAGCATTCTTTCTATTTCTGATATTCCAGCGTGAATGGGACATTGGCGACAAATTCTATGATAGTGAAATCTATGTAGAAAGGAGCCGGGAAGAAAATGAGAGAGATTAAATTTAGGGGCAAATTAATAGCGGCCAAAAATCACTGGGTTTACGGTGCTTACATTCCGGCAAAAATCTCAAGCTGGGAAGAAGATACTATTTTTGATGGGCAAACGAGATGGGTAATTGACCCCGAAACAGTAGGCCAGTACACCGGTTATAAAGATGCTGATGGTAAAGAGATTTATGAAGGCGACATATTCAGAGTGATTGACGAACCTGATGTTGGCGCTATATTGGTTCGGTTTGGAGAAAACCCTGGAACGCTATGGGGCAGAGAAAATTATGGGTTCTACGTGAATTTTGCAAGCAAAAGGTTAAACGAAATAAACAGGCAAGATTTCCTGTTTTGGTACAGGAAAGGCGTAAAGGTAGTTGGAAACATTCATGACAATCCGGAGGAAGGAAAATGGACGCATATAAAATGACGGTAGCTTTTAAAAGGAAAGACGGAAGCACAAAAGCAAAGGCAATGTATACAGTCTATGCAGACACGTTAGAGCAGGCCAAAAAGAAGCTGGCAGAAAACCTTGCGAATTTTGAACCTTATGAAATTGTAGAGGTGAAACAGCAATGAAGAAATATAAAGAATATACCGTTACCGTAGAAATTTTACGGTATGACGGGAAACTGGATCACACACGGACGTTTCCGATAAAGGCCGAAGATGCGGAAGAAGCTGACGCAATTGTACACAACCGGATGGTTTTTGAAAATGAACCGAGGTTTCGCATTGTAGAAGTAAAAGAGGGATAAACATGAGAGAAAAGTGTATCGTTTCTGAAGATAAACTGAAAGAATTATGTAAGGAATGGCAGGAAAGGTTACGCCTGCAAGCATGGAACATTGAATGTGGCATCTATAGGGAAAGGAATTTTTCAAACAATGATTGTGACGGCGAGAATGAATATGACTTACGAAACGGCAATTCTCTAATCAGAATTTTAGATCCTTTAGATTACCCGGAATCGCGCTTTCCACAGGACATGGAAACTACATTGGTACATGAACTGCTGCACCTGCACTTTGCGCCGTTTGAACCGGAAAAGGATGATGGATTAGATCATCACATTATGGAACATGTAATTTGCATACTGTCAGAAACGTTAGTGACATTAAAAAGAGAAAAGGCGCTTTGCAAGGAGAATAGCAATGATTTAATTGGAAAGCAGGGGGAAGTAAAATGTACACTTTAAATCCGCAGTATGCTGGAATGTATGACGGTACAACCACAATAAAAAAAGTACGGGAACACTGCAAATGTGTAGATGTTTACAGTACTAACCGGGCAGATCGCAGCACGAACTTAAAAATCAAAGTTGTCGCAATGGATGGCAGGGAAGTTGCTATGGAAACAACGGGGAAAATGCGGCTCGCGGACATAATTGATTTTTTCAGTAAGGCAATCAGAAAAGGAAAATAAAATGGGATATGCAATGGAAGTAATGAAAATGGGGAAAACTGAAAAATAACGCTTATTTTAGGGGGCAAAAAATGATATCAGAAACGATAGAGTTTTGTTTGTGGCATGAAAAGGATATAAAAATCGCACTGGCAGAAAAGCGGGACAATGCCAGGCGTGGCGGTACGACCGGCGGAAACGGAAGCGGGCACATGCAAGTGAGTGATCCGACTGCTATACAGGCCATGCGGAACATTGCAGTAATCAACGTGCTGGATGTGCCGTATGGCCGATTGTACGGGAAAGCACCGGTATATAATGAAAAGACCGGCATGTATGCGCCTGATCGCCGATGGCAGGAAACGTACCGGCTGCGGAACCCGGAGAAGTGGCTGCGGGTAGTGGCCGCGCTGAAACAACGATATCTTTCTGATGATTGTTCCCTAAAAGATTTCTTTGAACGCCGATATATTAAAAAGGAAGATTGGAAAAAAACATGCGAAGAATTAAAAATCAGCCGCAGCATGTATTACGCTATGAAGGCTGATGTGATCCGCGCCGGGGAAGTATACGCTGCAGGTTGCGGAGCCGCCAGCGCAGGAAGCATTTTAAGATAGGGGGAAGATGAAATGGAAGGCAAACCGATGAGCGCGTGTGAAATGGCGGGGTTGGAAATTCAGCGTCAGAACTTTATTATGGAAAATATGACACAAATGTTTGATGAATTAAACCCGGAAAATAGATATAAGTTACTGGATCATTTGTTGCGGAATGAAGCTATAAGAGATCAAAAGTTTATGCGCCTTTGCTTTGATAACATAATCGAGCCGTGCCCGATTTGTGGTAGCCACGATTTGTATTTGAAAGTCAAGCAGGAATATCGCGATATGCAACGGCATGTATGGAATCCCGAATTCAACGTCCCTAAAATTGAACATTTTAAAATGCCGGTAACGGCGAGGGGAACGTTTATGTGCGGCAAATGTAAATCAAAATTCTGGGTGCTTGCAGACAGAGTGCCGGAGTTATATAAAAAATGGAACTATTACGCATCCCACAATCGCCGATGGTAAGCCCAAATAAAAAATTTTTGTCAAAAAAGTCGGTCCATTCCCGGAATGATATTGACAAATAAAATCCCTTTAATTTAAAATGGGTGCAGGAAGTGTTGGGAAACACACTACCGCAAAGCCGTTGGTTGATGAGCCAGCGGCTTTTGTGTTTCACGGGCGAACACTTCGGCTTTTCTTCATCACCCTCCTGCGCGACGGGGCGGCAGCGGTAATGGAACACCGTCAGCGCGAGACATGCCGCCCCACAAAATTTAATAGTTCCGGGTAGTGTAGTGGTAGCACAGCAGACTTTGGATCTGCTGGCGTTGGTTCGAATCCAGCCCCGGAAGCCAACAAGCGGGTAGTTTAATTGGAAAAACAACAGTCTCCAAAACTGTAAGATCATGGGTTCGAATCCCTGCCTGCTTGCCAATTATCGGACGGGTGCGCCGAGTAGCGAAGGCAGCGGACTGTAAATCCGCCACGTAAGATACACCGTAGGTGCAACTCCTACCCCGTTCACCAATTTTACGGATCGTTAGCTTAGTCGGCAAGAGCAGCTGACTCATAATCAGCAGGTCCTGGGTTCAAGCCCCAGACGATCCACCACCAAATTGATTTTGGTCATAGGTTTAATATATATAATATATAACGTCGCACCAAAAATTGAATAAAAAAACGTATGCAAACGCCGATGGAGACTATCTTCAAAGGCGTTTTTGTTTTATACCGTTCAACGGTATTTTTCGCCCCGCAACAGAGGGTAGTTCAGAAAGCTTTAGCAGGTTAAAGGATATGAGAAAAAAGATAAAGCAAATCCAAATCCAGATAGACGATAGCACCGGGGAAGTCCTTTCACAGCAGGAAAAGACACAGACATATCGGTATTTTGATGAAGAAAAGGGATATTTGTTTTTCCCAAACAAAGAGAGTGTAAAAACCATTAAGGGATTCGGCCTGCCGGAAGACCTTACCGAGATGGAAACGGCGCGTATTTATCGCCTGTCACTGGTAACTCATAAAGGAAGCAACCTGATCTGCTACAAATCGGCCAACGTAACCAAGGCAATGAACGCGCAGCGCATCGGAAAATATCTGCGAATGACGACAAGGCAGGTAAGACTATTCCTGCAGAAGATGATTGCCCGTCGGATCATTGGACGGGTGAGGGTAAAGATTGGCGGCACAACGGAAACACAATACTACCTGAACCCAATCTATTTTTTTAATGGTAAATGGCTGAACGTGAATTTATATTTCCTGTTCCGGCGTGACCTTGACAGCATCCTTCCAAAATGGGTGATACAGAAGTTCAGCGAGTACGATACCGTGAAGTAGCGGCTATCCTACGAAGCCCGTACAGCGAGGGCAAAATCGGCAGGTATAAACTATCGAGCCACCATCTAAAAACGCGGCTACGGGCATTTTACGCGGTCGGTTTTTTGAGGGATTAAACCTAAAAGGTTGAAAGTGGCAAAAATGATTGAAAGAAGCGAAAAATACAGGAAGATAGGGAAACGGCTGATTCGGACGTTACCGGAACTATCAGAAATAAAAGAAGCTGGAATCCGGATCGCTTACCTTTCCAGTGATAAAGATAAAAAACAGAATAAACGAATCATACATGCAGAGTGCCGGAAGGTTGATGATTTTTACAAAGACTGGTGCTGCAGGTATGATTTTTTAATTGTGGTTTATGAACCCAACATAGATTACTTTACTGACCAACAGATTGAGATTTTGATAGAGCATGAGTTACGGCATGTGGGAATTGACTACTCTGGCAGCGAGCCAAAGTATTATGTTATCCCGCATGACATAGAGGAATTCTGGAGCATCATTGATAAATACGGGCTGCATTGGGATGAGAATCAAGAAATAGTAAAGGAAATGAAGAAAAATGCCACGGGGAAGCAATCCAAATAGCAAGGCCAATTTAATATCGAACTCCGAAAGAACTCCGAATGAGAGAAAAAAGCAGGCTATGAAAGCTGGCAAAGCATCCGGAGAATCCCGGCGGCTGAAAAAGACGCTGACGGAAAGCCTGAAAGAACTCTGCACGCCGGAAGCGATTAATGAAATCAACCAAAAGATTTTGCTGATGGCCAAACGCGGGAACCTGAAAGCCTATGAACTGATCCGGGACGGCCTGGGCGAAAAGCCGACGGATAAACTGGAAGTAACTGCTACTGTCAGCATTGCGGACACACTGAAAGCGGCAAGGGAGCGCGCATTGAAAGCGAAGGCCGAAGCGGAAAGCGGTGATAGAGATGAGTAAAGAAGAAACGATATCGCCGGAAGAAATGAAGCAGCTTGTTGAATTTTGTGCAGAGTATACGCATGATCCGGTAGGTTTTGTGTGGGCCGCTTATCCGTGGGGCGTGCCAGGTACACCGCTGGAGCATATGCAGCCGGACGACTGGCAAATCAAGCAGTTGGAAAACATCCGGGATGGCCTGAAAACGCCGGACGAAGTTATACAGGAAGCCGTTGCGTCAGGGCACGGCATTGGGAAAAGCGCGCTGGTTTGCTTCATTTTACAATGGGCCATGGCGACGCATGAAGATACCAAAGGCGTTGTGACTGCCAACACAAAGAACCAGCTGGCATCTAAAACGTGGTCCGAACTGGCAAAGTGGCACAGGTTATCAATCTGCAAGCCGATGTTCACATACACAGCGACCGGGTATTTTTCCAGCGATCCGGCCCACAAGGAAACGTGGCGCATTGACGCGCTGCCGTGGAGCAAAGACAATCCGGAAGCGTTCGCTGGCCTACACAACCAAGGGAACCGAATTCTGGTAATCTTTGATGAAGCGTCGGCCATAGACGACATAATCTGGGAAGTCGTGGAAGGCGCGCTGACGGACAGCAACACAGAGATTATATGGTGTGCGTTCGGGAACCCGACGCGAAATAGCGGGCGGTTTTATGATTGTTTCCACAAATACCGGAATAATTGGAAGCTGCAGCAGATTGATAGCCGGACGGTAAAAGTCAGCAACAAAAAACAGCTGAACAAATGGATAGACCAGTACGGGATTGATTCCGATGTTATAAAAGTGCGCGTGCTGGGACAATTCCCGTCTGCGGGCGACCTGCAGCTGATTAGTACGCAGATTGCAGACGCAGCGCGGGAACGCGGAAAGACCGTTAAACGGGAGACATACAAAGACCTTCCGGTTATTTTTGGGGTGGATCCGGCGTGGACCGGCAGCGACTTATTGGTGTGCTACATGCGCCAAGGGAACTATACCAAGGTGCTGCTGACTATACCGAAAAACGATGATGATACGTTGGTTGCCGGGAAACTGGCGCGGCTATCGGATGAATATGGTATGGATCACGGCTTTATCGACCAGGGCTGGGGAACCGGCATTTATAGTTACCTAAAATCGTTAGGCCGAGGAAGCGACTGGACGCTGGTATCATTCGGCGGCAAAGCTAATGATGATTATTACCTCAATAAACGTGCTGAAATGTGGAGCGAGACGCGGCAATGGCTTATAGACGGCGGCACGATTGAGGACAAAGATGAGATCTACAATGATTTGATTGGCCCGCAAGCGTGGGTGAACAAAAACAACCGGCTACAGCTGGAGTCAAAAGAAGATATGAAAGACCGGGGCCTGCCGTCACCGAACTACGGGGACGCGCTGGCCTTAACTTTTGCGCAACCGGTGAAACGCAAAGAACGGAGCCAGTGGAGAGCGGCACGGGCGGCTGGAACATTACGCCGCGCCGGAGCAATGTAAAAACGAGCAAAGGAGCGTGATGACATGGAAAAGTTTAACAAAATCAAGACAATGGTTTTGAACGTGGACGGCAACAAGGTAGTGGCAGCAAGCCCGGATGTGCTGACGAACCAGCGCAGGCTGGGCAGGCGGCATACGCTGGAAATCTATAACAATTCAGACATTGCCGTGCTGTTTGGCGGTGAGGACGTGACGCTGGAAAGCGGTATGCCTATCCTGCCGAATGAAAGCCGGATGTTCCCGGTGGACGACCCGGAAGCCATTTACCTGATAGCGGAAAAACCTGCCGACGTGGTAATTGCCGAATACTGCGTCTAAACAGATGTGAGGTACGCACATGGACATGAACAACATTCTATCACAGGCCCAGGCACAGCAGACGACGGGCGGTTTTGCACCACAGCAGAACGCCAGCCCGGTTGACCTGTTGATGGCGCAGGCACAAATGATAGGGAAAAAGAAAGAACTGTCTCTGAAAACTTTAAAACAGGCCGAAAAAGAAAAGATACTTCGCGTGATCAGTCAATGCAAAGATATTGCCAATCAGCATTATGAAAAGATTGTGGAGCCGGAAATCCAGCACCGTGAAGAAAACTACTTTGCAAACGTGAAGATGTACGAAAGAAAGTTTCCTATTCTTTCCGAGTATTCTTCATGGCGCAGCATGGACATTATGAACGTCGTCAAATGGGTAACGCCGGAACTCATGGAGATATTTGCCGGTACTGCAGACCCGGTTGACATTAAAGGCGTGGACGTAAACGACGATCATATTGCCCGGAAGATTAAAGACTTGCTGAAATACCAGCTTTTACGGAAGAACCACTGGTTTAGTTTTCTGGAAGCTGTCCTGAAGCCTTGCATTGTTGACAACTTCGGCATTGCCAAAGTGTACTGGCTGCACAATGAGGAACGCGAACCGTATGAAGTCATGTTTGACGCTGCCAATCGCAGTCAATTCATGGAGTTAGCGGCAGCCATTGAGAACGGCGAAATTGAAATTACCGGCATGAAACCGCTGAATGATGGAGCCGGACAATTCTATAAGATAGAGTTTGACCGCATCATTATCAAAGCCAACTACCCGGTAATAGAACACCTGCCTGCATCGGAATTCCGATTTACGCCGGAAGCGAAATCAGTACAGGAGTGCAAGTTTGTGGCGCACAGGAAGCTGGTACAGGGCGATTACCTATACCGCAAAGAAGAAGAAGGCGTGTATCAGAACGTCCGCGAAGCACTGGAAAGCGTGGGCGACACGAAGCCGACATCTTCTGAACTGTACCATAACGACGAGATAAACAATATCCGGGAACGTTTGTCGGACAACGACGATGCTTCCAAGAACGTTGAACTGTACGAGTGCTACATTCGCACAGATTACAACAACGACGGCAAAACGGAAAACCTGATTGTCCATATCGTAGGCGACGTGCTGCTGTCCGTACAGGAAAACAAACCTGGGATCGTTCCGTTCTTTATAGCGCAGGCCGTCAAAGACAGCACCATGATTTTTGACCCGAAAGTAAGTTACCTGCAGGATCTGGAACAGATGCAGGATTTAAAGACCGCACTTGTCCGGCAAATCATTATCAACGTAGCGTTGGCCAACAGGCCACAGAAGTTTATTGAAGAAAACGCCATTGATATTGATTCTCTGATGGCCGGGGAAGAATACGTGTTTACCAGTCAGGGCAAGCGCCCGTCAGAGGTAGTATTTATCCCGCCGTCCAGTCAGTTGTCGCCAGCGGCGTTCGATTTAATACAGTACGCACAGAACGATATTGAATCTAACAGCGGCAGCACCCGATACAATCAGGGCATGGACAGCCAGAGCCTGAACAAAACAGCAACCGGCATCAAAGCGATAATGGGCAAGAGCCAGCAGCAAACCAAACTGCTTGCGCGCCGTATCGCAGAGAATTTCCTTATATCGGTATTCAAGTACCTGATTGTGTTGAATCAGGAGTATATGCGTCCCAACGAATTGTTCCGGCTGACCAACGAGAACATTACCATTCGCAGGGAAGAATTGGACATTGATTATGACCTAATCGTGGACATCGGCGGCGGCCCCGGAACCAAAGAAGCGACTATCCAGTACCTGATGCTAATGTTGCAGCAGTTATATCCTGTTTTGGAACAGCGCGGTATTGTGGACGGATCCGGTTGGCATAGCGTGGCCAAGGAGCTGCTGGACGAAATGGGACTGAAAGGCGCGACCGGTTATCTCATCGACCCGAATACGCCGGAAGGAAAAGAAAAGATGCAGGCAGCGCAGGCAGCCATTGCGCAGAAAGAAGCCGAAGCCCACCAGCGCGAACTGGAAAAGATTAAACTTAAAGGCGATATTGAAATTGAAAAAGCGAAGATACCGCGCCTGGGAGTGTATTACAACGAACTGCCGGTTGACACGCAGCAGCAGCTGTTAAACGATTTTAACCTGAAATCCAATATCAGCCAGTTGCAAAAGGAAAAGGATGCAGAAAGGGAATATCGTGTTAAGAGATACGGACTCCTTAATCGCAGCAGCTAAAGCGCTGAACATGACGCCGGAGCAATACAGACAAAGCAGGGAACGCCTGCAAATATTACAGGCATACATTGACAACGGAAAAGACGCAGAAACCGTCAGGGACTTTGCAGATGCCATTGTCAAAGAAGTAGGCAAGGAAGTAAATGAAAAAATGCTGGATCCAAACAGCGACTTGAACCTGCTCCGTGGGTATTACCGCGGGGCGGTTTTATTTCAGAAGAAAGTATTAGCGGTTATCCAGATGGGAGAACAAAAACGTGCCACGCTGGATGCAATTAAAAAATCACAAAAGGAGTGAACACCATGAAGGACGACTTCAAAATTATCATGCAGCTGCACGCGGAAGGTGATGCACCAGCCGCCGCAGCCCCGGCAGCAGCAACGCCTGCTCCGGCAGCGACACCAACACCGGCAGCGACACCAACACCAACACCGGCAGCCGCAAGCAGTCCTGCTCCGGCATCCACGGCGCAACCAACTACACCCGCTGCACCGTCAGCACCGGAACCGGCAACGCCAAAACCTGCTCCGGCAGTACCGGAATATAAGGTACTGGCAGATACAGGCGGCGGCACACAGCTGATAATGGACGCCAACGGGCAGAAACGTATCATTACCGTGGAACCACAGAAAGAACCGGAACAAACACCGGTCCCCGGAACAGGCACGGAACCGCAGCCACAAACTGCAAACCCCGCACCAGCAGCGCAACCGGCACCGGTCCCCG